AGCGTAATAGCCGCAATGTAGTAGAAGAAAAGATTATGGATGTTGCTAAAAGTAATATTCTTAATACACATGCATTGGTTAAGAAAGTAGCTACATTAGACCCTGAATTGCGTATGTTGCGTCTTACTAGTGATATGCTTAGTTTTTACACTATGGATGAGTACAAAGACTTTTGGCATTCAACTGATGTACAGAATAGTTTAGCACGATGGTTTGCACCTATTGGTGAAACAGCAAGAGCTAATGATGTTCGTTTGTCATTTCACCCTGACCAATTTGTTGTTTTAGCGAGTGACCGTGAAGAAGTAGTAAATAAGAGTATAGAAGAATTTGAATATCATTGTGACATGGCTCGTTGGATGGGCTATGGTCAAAAGTTTCAAGATATGAAAATCAATGTACATATCTCTGGTAGAAAAGGTCCTCAGGGTATCAGAGATGTTTATGATAGACTTAGCCCCGAGGCACGAAACACACTTACATTAGAGAATGAGGAATACACACATGGACTTACAGACTGCTTATCATTATCTGACCTCGTACCTACGGTCATGGACATTCACCATAACTGGATTCGTGAGGGAGAATATATTTCCCCAACTGATGATAGGGTTAAGATGGTTATTGATAGTTGGCGCGGTATTCGCCCTACTTTACATTACTCCGTTAGCCGTGAAGACTTACTTGTCGGCCATTCCGGATCACAGTTACCCTCTCATGGTGCGTTGATTGAGTCGGGATACAGTAAACAAAAGCTTCGGGCACATAGTGATTACTATTGGAACGAAGCAGTTAATGATTGGGCATTAACGTTCCGTGAGAACTTTGACATGATGTGCGAGAGCAAAGCTAAAAACCTTGCTAGTTTTAAACTACACGAATATGACAACAGAAAATAATTCTGCTAATGGTGTTAGTAGCTATGATAGCACTAGCACTGGTGATATAATTCACTTCTTTAATAGGAATGTGAGTGAGTATCCTACTGAGGCAGGAGGACCTAAGTTTGATATGATTCCTGTAACCAAACAAAAAGATATAATGATTAATCATGCTAGGATGTATGCCCAGCAAGAATACGACCGTATCATGGAATTGGTTGCAGTACTAGAAAAACAAGCACAAGATATTAAACGTAGACTAAAAGTAACGGATGCAGTACATGCCGCAGAATATCAGTTTCAAATTATAATGGGTAATACATACTGGTTAGTTTGGGAAAAAAGAAAAGAAAAGACATTGCTAGTACATCTTGGGCCTAATGATTGGTCAACCGGTATACCAGAATTCTATGAGTATATTACTCAAGTTAAATACATGGGTGATCATACATGGATGGAAATAAAAGAGGAATAATATGGGAATATTTGATAAATTGTTTGGTAAAAAGGAAGTTGCTCCTGCAGTAGTAGAAACACCTAAAGTTAAAAAACCTGCTAAAGAGAAAAAGCCAGAACCAACTATTAGTGCTAAAGAAAAAGCTACGCTTGCTGGTGAACCTTATGTTAATATACTAGGATTAGAAATAGATCCTAATGATATTCATAATGGTGCATTTGAACTAGATTGGAATGATAAGTTTATTGTTAACCTTATTCGTGCAGGCTACAAACAAAAAGATACCGATACAGACAATGTTATAGTTGAACGCTGGTTTCAACATGTCTGTAGAAATATTGCACTAGAGATGTATGAACAAAATCAAGCTGATCCAACCAACCGGGATCTTCGCCCAATTCAAACAAGAGATTTGGGTAACGGACGTACTGAAGTGAGCTAAATTTTTACCCATTTCAGTTGAGTTTCCTAATTTGTAGTGTATAATACAAATTGTGCAGAGAATAAGATTACTGCACAGACATTAACTTATAGGAGAAAAAAATGTCAAAGTCTAAAACTTTTAAATTCGCATGGGTACCAAACTCAAAAACAGTAACTAAGAAGGATCTTCCAAATAATGAATTGGATCAGAAACCCGGTTACATTGAGCAAAACAGTATTACTAATCTGGTAGATACTTTTAAGAAAAGTGATTTCTTCAAACAACTGAAAGATTTCTTAAAAACTGATGACTACAAAAATGAGTGCAAAGGCAAGCCTCAAAAATATAGTCAAATGCCCAAACTAGAGCAAATTCCGATTCTATATCTTTTTACTGCACTAGCAGTTCAACGAAAGATTGATTGGGATCATTTGTTTAGAATTGTCACTACATGGGATTCTCGAAGACCTGCAACCGTTAACGTAATTCGTTTGCCAGGCACAAATACTTACTATATTACAGATGGTCAACACACCGTATTAGCTATTGCTATTCGTGCAATGCTAGGGTTGTTTGATGATGTTGACAAGAATGATTGGATGAACGTCAAAGTTAATTGTCAAGTTGTTGAAACGGCTGACTTCAGTTTTGCACGTGAACACTTCTTGGGTATTAACGGTGAAGATAAGCTGCCAATCATGCCGTTTGACACACATAAGATTCATGTGTTTGGAAGTCGTTTGGATAACAGTTCACAAGAAAAATATGTGTTAGCCGAAAGAAAACAATCTGCATTTGAGTTGTACAACTTGTATCCAGTACACCCGGAGAGCATGGATCGATTTAAGCCCGGAGCAGTTGTTCACACTAACTTGATTAAAAAGTTAGATGTTGATGATATCAAGTTCTTTGGTGAGAATCATAATACTTACTGGTTCCAAGAACCACTAGATTCTATTGAAATGCTTCCGTTTCAGGAATTGCGTAAGAAACTTATTAAAGAAGGTGCAGATTTCAATGCTCCTGAATTCAAAGAGTTTATGCGTGATTTGAATGCATTAGTAAAAGAAGTAGCCGGAGGATGGGCAGAGTTTAAAAATCTTACACAACAATTGTATCCTAAATACTACGTTAAAGCATTCGGTGATAAGCCGGCTGGTTGCCCGAAAGACGCATCACTTGTATTACTCATGCAGTTGTATGTCAAGGCCGGCGGCACATATCAATATGTTCCCGCTAGTTTAACAACACGTTATTGCGAGAATAGGACTCAGATGTTTAATCATTTGACTTCTGCTAAGAAGGAGTTGTTCAAATGATAAGTATGGCATTATATATTGCTGAGATATACAACAAAGTTAAACCCGGTCGATCTAACAATCTTAAATCACGTATTACTTCTTACACTAAAGGAAATAACGAAGCATATATGCATCATTGTTATTTTGCTGTTGAAGGTTATGAGGAGCACGTAAGAAATTGTGAAAGCTACCTTTTTCGTCAGCTATTTCCTTTTTTGGAAAACCCTAACGGAAGTCATAAACCAAGTGAGTATGTTGACCCAAAATACACAGAGGTAAACTTTGAATATGTTAAGAATATTGTAGAGGACCGTATCAGAAGTCACCCACTGAAGATTAAACGGTTAAAACAACAGTTCTTGCCCATTACAAGGTATAACATCAAATCTTTAATGGAAGGTATTAACAACTTCCCTGATAAGTATTTGGAAGATATCTAACTTGACAACAATTAGTGGTGTGTGTATAATCTACACATATCACTCAACTTTATATACAAAAAATGAAATATGCTCTCATAGATACTGCAAACACTTTTTTTCGTGCCCGTCACGTTGCATCATATAATAGTGATGCATGGGAAAAGGTGGGCATGGCACTTCATCTAACACTTGCAAGTGTCAATCAAGTCGTACGCAAGTACGGTGTTGACCATGTAGTCTTCTGCTTAGAGGGCAGAAGCTGGCGCAAAGACGTATACGGTCCTTATAAAAAGAATCGCATTGTTGATGCACAATCAGTTACTGAAGAAGAAAAAGAAGAAAACGAGATGTTCTGGGATACGTATGAGAAATTCACTACGTTTATCAAAGAGAAAACAAATGTATCGGTACTTAGGCATGAACGTGCTGAAGCAGATGACATGATTGCCCGATTCATTCACTTACACCCAAATGACACGCATTATATTATTAGCACTGATTCCGATTATGTTCAGCTTATTACTGATAAAGTGTTCCAGTACAATGGAGTCACAAATCAACTTATCAAACCCGAGGGATACTTTGACGACAAGGATCGATTGATTGTTGATAAGAAAACTAAAGAGCCTAAACTACTCGAAGATCCTGAGTACTTATTATTTAAAAAAATAGTTAGGGGAGACGCAGGAGACAACGTATTCACCGCATATCCCCGAGCACCCGAAAAAGGTAGTAAGAATCGTGTGGGTATTCGTGAAGCATTTGAAGACCGTAATCTGCAAGGCTTCAAGTGGAATAATTTTATGTTGCAACGCTGGTTAGATCATAACGGTGAAGAACAACGAGTACGTGAATGTTATGAGCGAAACAAAATGCTTATTGACTTAAAGTCACAACCCGAGGACCTTAAGGTTTTATTTGATGACCGCATTAAAGAGTCTGTACGTATTGAAACTACTGCACAAGTAGGAATGCACTTTATGAAATTTTGTGGTAAATATGAACTTACTAAGATTTCAGAACAAGCAGAGACATATTCCAAATGGCTGAATAGCTCATATAAAGGTGTATTACAACTATCAACTAAGGTTACTGCATGAGTAAGAAAACTAAAAAACTTGCCAAACAAGCAGGCTTTGTATTTTGGAAAAATGAATCATGGGGTCCAGGCAAAGGAAAGATTGATTGGTCAAGTGACTATGATAAAGAGTTTAAGGTTTATACTAAACTTGTAGTAGAAGAAACAGTTAAATGGGTTAACGATAATGTTGGTTTAATTACTGATGAAGCACGTAAAGACTTACATAAACATTTAGGTATAAAATGACATTTACATTTCCTGACAAAACTATCAAAACGATTCGCAAAAGTGATCCTGATTTTACGATTATTAACGGGATAACTATGGCTCCGCGTGCCGGATTTGAAATTGCAAAAGAATGCCCTAGAGAATATAGGATGATTATCAGCACATGTATTAATAATGGATGGCTCAATCCTATAGCCTTTCTGAAAGAATCAGAATATACTTGGGAAAAATTAGGAAAATAACATGAATGATGATGAAAAAGAAATTAAGTTTAATGTTGATGGTTACAGCCGAGAGCATATCCGAATGCTTGATACCATGTGGAGTAAAAAAACTACGGAAGAATATCAGGAATGGTTAAATGGTTTAACCACAAAAGAATTAGAAATGGCACTACAACTTAGCACAATACTATTGATGGAAATTATAGAACGTGATAAAATGAGTGACATTTCAGTAGCTAAGAACTACTTGAAGAAGTTTACATTAAAAGGAACACAATGAACTTAAAAGCTAAACCTATTATTAAAAATCAATACTGGGTAGTCACTGATGGTGAGAAAAAAGTAGGTAATGTTATTGCTGAAGGGAGTGGCTATGAGTTGAAGCTAGGGAAGAATTCACAACACTTTACAACTACTAAAGCTATTGAAAAGACTGCTAGTATTGAATTTGAGAACGTAAAGAAAGTAGTTAATCCTGAACTACCTTTTTCAGTATTCCCCACTACGTCAAACAGGGTATATAACAGTGTATTAGATGTAAAACGTAAACTACATTTATTTACTGAAACACCTAAAAGCAAATGTTATCATGTTGCAGGTTGGTTTGCACTTAAACAAGATATTGAGTATGAAACAGTTTTTTGCCCAAAATATATATTTGTACAGCGTTATCCTTACATCGGTCCGTTTAAAACTGAATCAGAAGCAAAAAGTAGCATAAATAGTATATGATTCAAATTAAGCGTTTTATTGATAAAATAGCAGGTATTGACAGCAGGCAAGGTAAAGATGTAGTTTTACCTATATCTGATGCACGTGCATTACGTGATGAGATTACAAAATTGTTATTAGATCAAAAAGAAAACGCTACAACTTCAGTACAAAATAATGAAACTATTGAAGTTGTGATGAGAGGTGGTAGTTTTTAATGAGTAGAACACAACCAAAAGTATTATTAGAGCATGTTGATAAAGAAACATACAAATCCGATCAAATTGTAGAAGCATCAGGAATTTGGGCTGTATTTTATGACGAACAACCTATCAATCTAAAAAGTCAGCACTACCTGGATAGTGAAGCTGTACCTAAGTATAAAAAGACAAGTTTTAGTAATCCAGGTCATGCACGTAATTTGTGCCGTAAACTTAACAAACAATTTAAAACAGACAAATTTTCTGTAGTGTTTATGAATAACGGTACCAAAGTGTACCCAGATGACTAAGCCAAGTTATAAAGAACTTATCACAGAAACTGTACTTAACCAGTTAAAAGACAAAAACTGGTCACAAGAAGAAGCAATGAAAAAATGGTGGATGACCGTGCGTAGTGACCGCGGTCTTCGCCTAACCGACATGGGTGATATGTGCTTCCGTTATGCTGATTTAGAATTCTATGAGTATAAGCTAACAATGGACAAAGAACAAAGTATGTATTTTAATATACTTGAACTTAGTAAGAAAATAAAATGTCCTTATTATCTCGGTGTAAATAAAATTGAAGGAAAAAAGAGTGAGCCATATATAAGATTGTATGATAGTAGAATTGCTATTATGATTAGTTTATATGGAAATATCATGGATTACTTAAAATCATTGAAAGAAAGAACATGACAGAAGAAAAGAAAAGTAAAAACCCGTTTATCAATTTAGCTAATGCCGCTAAGAAAGATAGTAAACATCCCGGTTTAGGTAAAGCTCCTAAATCACAAGGACCTAAGCCAACTAGAGGTTCAGGTGGTGCAACGATGGTAAGAAGAAGTGGACGTGGTGGTTAACATAGTGTCAACGAAACACTATACTACCGCGTTATATATATACACAATACAATATTGTGTTTAACCTAAAGGAAACTTAAAATGAAAACATTAGCAATCGCCCTAATCGCTACATTGTCAGTAGCAACAGCAATGGCTCAGGCTCCTGCCGCTAAGCCAGCAACACCTGCTAAAGCAGAAGCACCAAAAGAAGAAATGAAGTTAGCTAAGAAGAAAGCTGACAAAGACGCAGAAGCAAAGGCTAAGAAAGACGCTACTAAAAGCCCTGCCAAAGCAGAAGCTACATCGGCTGCACCTGCTAAGCCAGAAGCCAAACCAGCCAAGTGAAGTAGATGATGACTATGAACCTGATACATCTGATTCAGATGTGCATCGTGGTTACGGTCGTCCTAGACTAACTAAGCTTTGGGATGATGATTCTGAATTACCCGATCATATTACTAAACGACTAGAACAAATTAGAGACCAAGCTCTACAAAAATATAGAGAAGTTATGTTATAATCTATATACAAGTGATAAATACTTGTGAAGTTAGGGGTTCTTCATAAAAACCCACTTTTAAACACACACATATAGGAGATATAAAATGTTTAACACAGCAACTTACGCCCTTATTGACGGCGTTTCAGACTTCAAAAAGAAATTCGTAGAATCAACAGTTCAACACGATGGCATCAAAACAGCATTGAATGGTTTTATTGATGCACAAACAAAATACACTAAAGCAGCCGCAGACGCAGGAATGCAATCAGCAA